TATCAAGAGATATTTAAGGGAAGAGATTGGAAAGGTATTGTTGAACCTTCTTTTATAGAAAAGTGGTTTGGCATTAATAAGAAAATTTTAATAGCTGTAGTTACGATTGTAGGAATAATTTTGAGTACTGTGGCTGGTATGATAATATTTAAAAGAAGAAACACACCTAAAGTAAGTGATTTAATTAAAGCAGGGGAACCATTTGATACTACTGTAGAAACTAAGGTTACATATACTCCTCAAGTGTATAATGGTAGACTTAAAGTACCTAAGGTTAATTTGTTACCTATGAAAATTAAGGGAATAAGTCAAGGTGGTTGGAATCATAATCAGAAGGAGGAAGATCAATTAAGAAAGATTAGGAGGAATGTGGTGTCTGTAACTATGTTACATATTGATAGTGAAGGTAACGAAATAGGGGAAGGTATGTCTCTTCATGGAACTTTTATGGATTGCCATACTTTAGTTGTTCCTGAACATTTGTTTTCATGTTCTGCTGCTATTCAATCGTCTGCTAAAGTTATGAAAATTAGGTTATACAATGATTTTGGAAAAGAATTTATGTGTACACGAATTAGTGTAGATGAGTTAAATTCAACTAGGTTTGTTGTTTCAGAAGGTCAGAGAGTAGATCTTAGATTAATTAAAACTAGTGCTATGCCAGGAATTAAGGATATTAGTAAATTTTTAGTAGATAGTATCCCTAGTGGTGCTCTTTCAACACTTATAGGAGGAAGAGAGGGTCATACTCATGATGTGTCTGCGTTTGTTGAGGGAACTACAATCACCGATACTCAAAGTGGACCTTGGTTAGTTATTAAATTAAATAATAAAGATGGGATAACAATGGGAGGAGATTGTGGTAGACCATGGGTAATTGTTAATAAGAGTGAAGTTAGGATAGTTGGACTCCATTCATGCATTTTTGGATCTGGTTGTTATGGTGTAACTGGAATAACTAAAGATTATTATAATATAGGAAAATTGAAGTTAAAAATAGATGATCATATTGAATCTCAAAATCAATGCGTTTTAGGAGAACCGAGTACTTTTCAATTTGGTATTATACCCTCAACATCGCGTACAACTAATTTTGTTAGGACATCATTTAAATACGATGAATTTGAGAATGAGTGGTTACCATCAGCTAAGGGTTATAAAATTTTACAAATTAACGCTAATAAATATATTGAAAGAGGAATTTTAGATCCACCTACTGTTTTCATAGACATGGTTCTTACTCATTTTTATAATCAAATAGATGAGTTATCACCTTTAGTTACGAGAGTTACTG